CGAAGGGCTCCCACTTCAAGTGGATCGAGGAGCTGTTCGACTACGAGCGCGAGCTCGGCGTCTCCGCGCAGACGGTTTGGGGCATCAAGAAGTCCGTCTTCAACTCCGAGGACTTCGGCGTCATCGCCGCCACGACCTACGCAGTCGCGCACTAAGCGCGACTGCTGATCCCGCAACCGCTTTCGAAAGGCGAATGACATGGCTACCGGAACCGCGGGCACCACGGCCCGCAAATCTGCCTCCCAGCTGATCCACTATCTGCGCTTCGCGGTGAACTACAATGACACCGGCATCTCGTCCGGTGTCGGCAAGCAGTATCTCCCCGCAGGCGCGATCATCGTCGGCACCGACGTTCACATTGCCACCGCGTTCAACGCCGGCACCACGAACGTTCTGACGGTCGGGACCAACACCACGACCGACAACAACATCATCGCCTCCGGCGACGTGGACGAGACCGCGACGGGCCTGACGCAGAACGTCAAGCCCACCGGGACGGCGCTGGGGCCGCTCTCGGCCGATGCTCAGGTCTTCGCCAAATTCGCGCAGACCGGCACCGCGGCGACGACCGGGAAGGCCTACGTCATCGTCAAGTACGTGGTCGACAACGACCTCTAGGGCGTGGAGATCTGGCTGCACTACGCGGGCGCGGCGGTTGTTCTCGAAGATCAGCCGCCGCATCCGACCCTCCCGGCGCCGGCCGCGCCTAACGCTGTGACGGTGGACGATGGGAACGTACCTCGACCTGCAGACCGCGATCGCAAGCGATCTGACGCGCACCGACCTCACAAGCCAAATCAAAAGCGCAATTCTCGACGCCGTTAGGCATTACGAGACCTCGAGGTTTTATTTCAACATCACCAGGTCGATGACGTTCTCGACCGTGATCGGGCAGGCCGCCTACGGCGCCGCCGACCTTGAGCAAATCCCAGACATCATCGCCATCGACGCGCTGTTCCTGACGGACAGCGGCCGGCCCTACGAGCTCGAAAAGTACGAGGCCGACGAATTCGAGTGGCTGCAAAGCACCTCGACCGGCAACGGCCGCCCTGCGGCCTACACCTACATCGACAGCCAAATCTTGCTCTGGCCGGCGCCGGTGGCCGTCTACACCATGCGGCCGCACATGCACTACAAGCTCACCGAGCTTTCGGCCGACGGCGATACGAACGCCTGGACCACGGACGCCGAGCAGTTGATCCGCTGCCATGCCAAGCTGCTGCTCTACAGCAACGTGCTGGAGGATACCGAAGGCGCGCAGCGCATGTCGGGGCAAATCCAGGCCTACAAGGACCGTCTCGACTACAAGACGACCGCCCGCATGGCGACCGGCCGCATTCGCGCGACGAGCTTCTGATGCCGATCATCCCGTTCGGAGAATATAAGCCGGACCTCAGCGACTACGAGGCGCAGACCGGGCAGAACGTGCTCAACGTGGTGCCGCGCGGTGATGGCTACGGTCCTTTTCCGAGCCTCGCGGCCATCTCGCAGTCTCTCGGCGAGCAGTGCCGCGGTGCCTTTGCGGCTTACAAGACCGATGGCTCCGTTGTCGTGTTCGTGGCGACTGCGACCGATCTTTTTCAGCTAGATAACACCACCTATGGATGGACGAACGTCTCGCAAGGCGGCTCGTCCTACGCCTCCATTACGGCCTCCGAGCAGTGGTCTTTCACGCAATTCAACAACCTCGTGATTGCGGTGCAAGCCAACGTCGCGCCGCAGGTTTTCGACGTGTCGAGCTCGACTGAATTTGCCGACCTCGCAGGCAGCCCGCCGCAGGCGCGATATGTCGATGTCGTCGGCCGTTTCGTGGTGCTGACGGGGCTTTTGAGCAATCCGAACCGGGTGCAATGGTCGGGCCTGAATGATGTCAACGGCGCGAGCTCTTGGACGGCCGGCGTCAATTCGAGCGATTCTCAGGACATGCCCGACGGCGGGATCACCCGCGGCATCGCCGGCGGCGAGTCCGGCGTCATCTTCCAGGACAACATCATCCGGCGCATGACCTATTTGCCAGGCGATCCGCGCGTCTTCCAGATCGAGAAGATCGCCGAGGGCCTCGGCATCTATGGCCCCCTCAGCCTGATCCGCTCGGGCGCCAGCGTGTTCTTCTATTCGCTCAAGGGCTTTCATCGCATCGATCCGGGTGGGGCGCCGGTGCCGATCGGCCGCGAGCGCGTGGACCGGACGTTCTTCACCGACCTTGACGCAACGCAGCCGCATATGTTCCAGGGCGCGGCCGACCCGCGCAGCTCGCGCATCCTGTGGGTCTACAAGTCGGTGAACGGCGTTGCCGATCAATTCGACAAAGGACTGTGTTACGATCCGGTGCTTGATCGTTTCACGCCGCTGCGCTTCTCGGGCGAGTTCCTGTTCAAGATGGCGCAGCCGGGCATCACGCTCGAAAACGTCGATACGCTGATTGGCTCGAACCTCGACCTGATCACGCAATCATTCGACAGCCTGTCTACCGCGATCGTACCCGAGCTCGCCGCGTTCGATGCCGCCCATATCGCCAGCTTCTTCCGCGGCCCGAACCTGGAGGCGACGCTTGAGACCGCGGAGCAGGGCACCGACGGCCAGCGGATCAAGATGAAGGTCGGCTTCCGGCCGGTGTCGGACGCGGCCACCGTTTACGGCTCGGCCTCGCGCCGGGAGAACCAGCAATCAGCGGTTTCGGCCGGAACAGAAAGCCTCATCAATTCCACGACCGGCATCTGCAACATGCTGGTGGATACCCGCTATAGCCGTTTCAAGTGCCGGATCCCGGCGGAAAAGACCTGGACCTTCATCAATGGCGTCGAGCCGGTCGATCTCAAGGCGACGGGGCGGCGATGAGCATGATGCAGCTGGACGAAATGATCTCGGTCGAGACCAGCCTCGGGCACGGCTACGCGATCATCTTCGAATCCGGCGAGCACGACAACCATTGGACGGTGGTGCTCGACAACGGGGCGATCGTCACCTTCCGGCAGGACCAGATCAGGGTTTCGCGCGACTATACCCATGGGCGGGGCATTTCCGACCGTGAAATGCGGAAGATCATCAAATGAGCGCTGGCGTCTATCTCCCCAGCACGCAGGAAAAAGACCTCGCGAAGTACGCCTTGGCGCTCCAGCAGCTTGCCTCGGGCCGGTCGAATGCGACCGGATCGGTCACGCTGACGCCGAGCGCTACCTCGACGGTGGTCACGCCGCAGAACTGCGCGCCGGGCAGCGCCGTCTTCCTCTTCCCAAAAACCGCTAACGCGGCTGCGGCATTGTCCGGGACGTACATTTCATCGGTCGGGAAGCAGACCTTCACGATTACCCACGCGAGCGCCGTCAGTGTCGATCGAAGCTTCTTCTACGTCTGCCTTGGATAGGCTCGTCTGCGTCCCGCCGTCGATGGTCGCGGACCTGTGGCCGCGCGTCAAGGAGCACCTGTTTTCGGCCGTCCGGCGCACCGATTTGAGCCATACCGAGGACATCGAGCGCGATCTGCTCGACGGGGATGGTCTGCTCTGGCTGATCTGCGACGGCAAGGTGATCGAGGCCGCCGGCGCGACGCTGCTTTTCCGCACCGACGCCCATCTCGTCTGCATGATCACGGCGCTTGGCGGCGAGAACATGGACAAATGGCTGCCGCTGCTCGCGCAGATCGAGGATTGGGCGCGCGCCGAGGGCGCTGCGCTCGTCAGGATCATGGGGCGGCCGGGCTGGGCCCGCGTCCTGAAGGGCTACGAGGTCACGAACGTGGTTCTGGAGAGGAAGCTGTAATGGGCGGCACGTCGAAAACCAGCCAGACCCAAAGCTCGACGCTCGCTCCGTATGATCCGGCGGCGGGCTCGCTGAATGGCGTCCTCGGCGCCATCAACAATTTCGTGCCGACGGCCGGGACGCTATCGCCGGGCGAGCAGGGCGCCATCAACCAAGTCATCACCAACGCCAACAACCAGCCGAACTACAGCCCGGCGATCGCGTCCGGCACGATGGGGCTGCTCAATGGCGGCGGCGCGCAGAACAACGATACCGCGATCAAGTCGAACCTGGACACCTATCGCGGGCTCCTCATGCCGACGGCGACCGGCGCGAACATGGGCGCGAATAGCGCGCTCACGCCGCAGCTCGACCAGATCAAGACCGATGTCACCAACCAGGTGAACGGGGCGTGGGCCGCAGCGGGCCGCGACGGCTCTCCCGGCAACATGCAGGCGCTCGGCCGGGGCATCGCCGCCGGTGTCGCGCCGGTGATCGCCGCACAATACAACACGGATGCCGATCGCGCGCTCAATGCCGCGACCTCGCTATATGGCGCTGGAATCACCGCCTATGGCCTCCTCAACGCCAACCAGGCGCAGGCCAACGGGAATTTCCAGAACGGCATCGGGGCGGTGTCCAGCGGCCTCAATGCCGAGAACGCCGCGCCGACGGCGGCAATCAACGCGCTGGCGCAGCAGTTCAATATCCCGGTTTCGCGCCTGCAGACGCTCCTCGGCGCCGTTTCGCCGGTGGCTGCGCAGTTCGGCACGCAGAACGCTCAATCCCAAGGCGAAAGCACCATGAGTGGGGCGCAGCAGTTCGCCACCATCATGAGCGGGTTCGGCCAATTGATGCCGAAGGGTAACATCAGCTTCGGAGCGTCGTGATGGCGGGAATCCTCGATCTCCTTGGTGGCAATACGGGCCTTCTCGACTTCCTGCGCGCGAACGGCGCTGCCGCCATCGCCAACAATCCCGGCGGCATGGCGTCCGATACCGCGAATTACGGCGGGCCGGCGCCGATGTCGCTCGCGCCGCCAGCTTCGGCGCCCATTGCCGCGTCGGCACCCGCTGCCTTGCCCGCCGCGCCGGCACCGCGCGGCGCGCCGCCGATGTCGATGGCCGGCCCGACTCCAGCCGTGCCTGCACCGGCGCCAGCCACTGGAGCGCCACTGGCCGAGCCTGAACCGCAGCCGTTGATCCGCGCGCCCTCCATGGACCGGCTATCGCTCGGGGCGAAAGGCTTCCTCGGAAACCTGGGAGCGGGTCCGATCGGCGCTCTGATCGGAGGCATTGGCGCGGCGGTTACCGGTCAGCCTACTGACGCTGGCACCATTAGTCAGGCCTCGAAGGCGCGGTCTCAACTCGCGCTGATCTCCGGTCTGCGTGCGCGCGGTGTATCCAATGCCGACATCACCGCTGCGCTCGCCAATCCCGAGTACCTGAAGAAGATCCTCGACAACAACGTCAAGGACCAGGACGAGTTTCGTCCGGCCACGCCGCAGGAGCGTGCGGCCGCGGGCATGACCGGCGACAACAACACGCCGATGTTTATCAATACCCGCACCAACGAGCCGAAGTTCGGGCCGGCGCAGACGAACGTCAACGTCTCGACTGAAAAGACCGGCCAAGCCGAACTTGCCACCAAAGGCGTGCAGGCGTTCGTTGACGCGCAGTCAGCGGCGCGGGAGGCGCAGAAGCGCATTGGGATGTACGACGCATTTGAGAAGGCCGCACAGGGCTTCGCCCCTGGAGCGACCGCCGAGGTTCGGCTTGGAGCGAAGCGCTATCTGAAGGACTTGGGCCTGATCCGCGGCGAGGATGTGCCCGATGGCGAAGTCATGCAAATGATCTCGCGGGAGCTTGGTATCCACGCGCAGCCGAAGGGGCAGGGTGCCGTCTCCAACTACGAGCGCGAACTCTTCGCAAAGTCCTTGCCGAACATGACTCAGTCGCCGGAAGGTCTCCGGATGGCGATCGACATTAGCCGGCGCTTGGAGCAGTTCGACCAGAACGTGGCGCAAATCTATCGCGACAGCGCGCGCGATCCGCGCAACAAGGGCCTCCCGAACTATCTCGACGTGCAGGAGAAGATTGCGGCTCTCGGTTCACCTTTGACCGAAAGCCAGATCATGACGCTTGGCGGCGGCACAGCGCCCGCAGCGGCCGCAGCCAAGTCAGCGGCGCCGCCGGCTCCGACGCCTGGCATGATCCAGAACGGCTATCGCTTCAAGGGCGGTAATCCCGCAGATAAGAACAACTGGGAGCAGGTGAGCTGATGGCCGGCCCGTGGGAGCAATATGCGCAAACCCCGGCAGCGCCGGAAGGGCCGTGGGAGCAATTCGCGCCTAAGTCGGAGCGGACGCTCGTCGAGAAGCTGACTGGCATGGACGGCGGCGAGCGTGTGCAGCTATGGCCCGAGCGCATGGTGCGCGGCCTTGCATCGAGCGTCGCGTCTGGCGCGACGCTGCCAGGAGACGTGTATTCGGGCAACACGCAAGTCGATCCAGCCAATCCAGAGTTCATCGGGCGAACGCTCGACTTCGCGGGTGCCGCCGCGCCCATGACGCCGAGGGCTGCGCCAGCCGTCGAGATCGCGAAGTCCGGCCTACCGACCTCAGGCGCGTTGCGGGAGGCATCCGACGCGGGTTATACTCAGGCCCGCGAGTTGCCGCTGACCATTGATGCCGGCGCGGTCAAGAACGTCGCTCAGGGCATTCAGCGCGCGCTCGAAGAGAAGGGCCTGCTAGGTGAGTTCGCACCGGACACCTTCACTGTCCTCCGGAAGCTCCAGTCTCCGGAGCCGGGCGCCTACGCCACCGGCTCAAACCTCATCTCGGCCCGAGAAGCCCTTCGAAACGCCTCGCAGAACTTCGTCAACGCACGCGAAGCGAAGGCAGCAAACGAGGCCATCGCTCAGCTTGATCGCTTTATTGAGAATCCTCCTGCGGAAAGCGTTCTGGCTGGATCCCCTGCCGAGTTCGCCAAGACGGCCCGAGAGGCGCGAGGAAATTATGCCGCCTCCAAGCGATCCGAGCAGATCACCGGACAAGTCGATGAGGCTCATGGAAACGCCGCGGCCGCCAATTCCGGACAGAACATCGGTAATGCTGTCCGTCAGCGCTTCAATGCCATCGTTAAAAGTGACAAGAAGTCCAGTGGCTTCACCGACGAAGAAATAGCGCAGGCCGAGCGCATCAGCGACGGCACTGTGCCGGGCAATGTCGCGCGGTTCACGGGCAATCTGCTGGGCGGCGGCGGCGGCTTGGGGGCGGTCGCTAGTGCGGCCACTGGTGCGGCTGCGCTGGGGCCCGCCGGCGCGGCGGCCCCGGTCATTGGCTATGCTCTGAAGAAGCTCAGCGACGCCTCCGTTGAGCGGCAGGTCCGGCTGCTCGACGAAATGACGCGCCGTCGCGCGCCCTTGGCGCAGACCAGCGCCTATCAAAAGGCGCAGCAGGACGCCCTACGTCAGGCGCTCCTCGCGAGTCCGACAAACCGGCGGGCCGTCTTCATGTCCATGATGCAGGCGGCGCGCAACCAGATGACCGCCGACCTAAAGAAGAGCGAAGAGGTCCAGTAATGGGCCTCATCGATCAGATTATTTCTGTGGAAAGCGGCGGGAAGTCGAACGCCACCAACCCGAATTCGTCTGCGGCAGGACCGGGGCAATTCATCGACAGCACTTGGCTCGACATGCTCGCGAAGCACCGGCCGGACCTCACGGGCTCGCGGGACGAATTGCTGGCGCTCAAGAACGATCCTGCCTTGTCGCGGGAGATGACGACCGCCTATGCCGGGGACAATGCGGGCATCCTATCAAATTCGGGACTGCCGGTCACGCCCGGAACGCAGTATCTGGCCCATTTTGCCGGGCCGCGCGGCGCCGTCGGTATCCTCAACGCCGATCCGGCGACACCGGCCGGCGCGATCCTCGGCCCCGCCGTGGTCAAGGCCAATCCGTTCCTTGCCCGCATGACGGCAGGCGATCTTGCGGCTTGGGCAGATCGGAAGATGGGCGGCAAGACTGCGCCGCTGGCGATGTCCGGTCCGGTGGCGCCATCAGCACCGACCGCGGCAGCCGGCGCCGCGCCGGCGCAGCAGCCGGCACCGAAAAGCACGTTCCAGTTCGGCGGATCGCCGCCGCTCGACCTCGCCGCGCTCACGGCGACGCCACAGCTGCAAAATCTCTTACCCCCGCGCCCTAATGTCTTCGGGCTCAAGATCGCACCGTTTTCGTTAAGGGGCTGAAATGACGTTCTGGAAATGGTCGCGCACCGCCGCCGATAACGGCACCGCAGATTCGACTTGCCCGTTCCCAGAGGGAATGTCTCCGGCGGCCCTGAACGACGGCGCGCGCGGTATGATGGCGGCGGCCGCGAAATATCGCGACGATGTGGCGGGCGCGATCACCACCGGCGGCACGGCCACGGCCTACACCGTGAATTCGTACCAGTCGTTTGACAGCCTAGCGCATCTCGACGGTAAAGGCATCGCATTCACGCCGCACACGACCAACGGCGCGAGCGTGACGCTCAATGTGGACGGCCTCGGGGCGAAGCCGCTGCGCGCGCAGCCGAGCGTCGATCTGCAATCCGGCGTTCTGATCCAAGGAACGCCCTACCTGGCGCTCTACAACAATTCCGATGCGGTGTTCTATTTGTTCGGCGTTGGGAGCAATCCCGGTATTCCGCTCGGCTCCAGCATCGACTATTGGGGCTCATCTGCACCGACGAGCGCTTATGCGTTGGCCTATGGTCAAGCGATCTCGCGCACCACCTATTCGGCCTTGTTTTCTCTGTTCGGCACGACATACGGAACCGGCGATGGATCGGCCACATTTAATATTCCCGATCTCAGAGGCCGCGTCATAGCAGGCAAGGACGACATGGGCGGAAGCGCGGCAAGTCGGCTAACATCTTCCTATTTCGGAGCAAGCGCTGCAGCGCTGGGCGCTGTTGGAGGCTCGGAGAGTAACACTCTGACCGCTGCTCAGCTTCCTGCGCACATCCACCCGAATACATTAAGTGACCCAGGGCACTCGCATACCGACCACATGAATGTCGCTTTCGGCGCGAGCGGGTCAACATTCGGCATCGCGGGCTCAGTTAGCTCTGGCACGACTAGCACGAATGCTACTGGCATGACTATCAACAACGCTGCCAATACGGGCGGCGGCGGTGCGCACAACAATACCCAGCCCACCATCATCGCGAACAAATTATTGCGCATCATCTGATGCAATTGCCGAACAGCGTGTCAACTGTACCGCTGCACCTATTCAACGGGGGCGCCGTCCAAAATAGCATCATTGCCGCAGATACCGCAGCAACAAGAGCAAGCGTGATCCAATCGCGTTTTGCCATGTGGGCCGCGAACCTACCCCAGCGCACAACCCAGAGCAATGGCCTGGAAAATCACTAACCGCCGCCCCTATTGCGCCGGTGGTCCAAGCGGTGCCTGATCCAGCGCGTCAAACATCGTGTGCTGATCGTCATTTTCAGGCTGCGGAGGCGGAGGCAGATCATGCAACTTCACCACCGGAATGCCATCTTTTTTGCCGAGCCGAACAATATCGTCGTCGTCGGAATAAATGCAATCAGCGCTCTCGACCTTCGCGATAGCCATGATCTGTCGGTCGAACTTGACTTTGGCCCAGCTACTGTCGGAGCCCTCTCTTTTGTCGCCGCCGTCGGCTCGCGCGCGGCGATGAGCATCAGCCGCCTCCACTGCTGCTCGCTCCGCGAATGGAGCTATACGAAAGCGTGACGAGCGGCTGAGAATTTCGAGGTAACGAGGGGCGGCATCGCCTGCTCCGATAAGCACCTCGCTCAATGCTGGCGTCGGCACGATGATCTTGGCTTTTTCCTTATCCAAGGTCTTGAACAGATAATCGACGTTCGGATTGCTGTTGATGCCTTTTACCTGCGGGTCGAGCAGTGGCATGAGATAGCAGGCATCAAAGACAACAACCGGCATTTAATTGTGGTCCCTCGGATCTCGACGAAGCTCAAGGATGTCCGAAACCGGGTCTTCGCTCTCGCCCCACCTGCTACCCTCAACGGCATGCAGGCGTTGGATAACGTCGGCCAAAGGGGCGTCGTCGAGCACTTCGAAGTCTTCAATGAAGAAATCGAGCAGTTCCCACGAGCCATTCTCCTCGCGCACCCAGCGGCCTTCACCGAAGGCCCGGAGCGTGGACTCTCGGTAATACTGAGCCATCCGCTTGGACGTGTCCAAGCTGGTATGGCACGCGATCACCGCGTCTCCGTCCTGCAATTGAAGCGGTATCCGGTCGCCTTGACCGCCAATCCGGATCAAAACCCCATCTATGGAGCCGCGCTCACGGAATGGGCCATATCGCGTCGGCTTAGGCCGCGTGCGACCAGGGAAAGGAATCACCTCACCACCGATGCCCGCTGGTGTCAGCGCGCCGATGGCGTTGTCCTTCGCAAGCATCGTGTCGATGGAACGATATGCATCCATCGCGTCCTTTGGACCCTCGCCGCGACGAACCGAGGCTACCCGTTCAGTTACCTTCGGATATGCCGGCTCCTCAATGCGCGAAATCAGGATCGTGCTGCCTTCTTCCAGCCGAGCGAAATGGACACGTTCGGGTTCGCCAAGCAGCTTTGACAGCTCCCACATATACTGCGCGAGTCGAGCCATAGGGATGCTCTCGACGCTGAAAACGTCGATTTTGAAGCGATATTCGTGATCCCGCTGTTTCATGGCGCCCTCATCCTAGCATCAACCCCCAAAATAGGCGACTGGTTCTAACGACCCGTTTAGAGCCCCCGGAAAACCGCTAACTCGCCGCCCGCAATCTCTGGCCCTGCATCACACGGGACAGGGGCCTATGCGGCTGATCGACAACGCCTGGCGAGAATTCCACCGCCTCTGGACTATCCGGATTTCGTTGGCGGTCGGCGCGTTCAACGGCGTCGCGGCCGTGCTCGGGGCTTTTACGGACGTTTTCAATCCCTGGTTCCTCGTCGCCCTGAGCGTCTTCGTCAACGTCGCCGTCATCCCGCTCGCCCGGCTCGCCAAGCAGAGGGAGCCCGAATGAGCACCCGCAAGACAGCCGTCACCGTCGCTAGCGCCACGGCGCTCGCCATGGCAATCCCCGCCGTGAAGCACTGGGAAGGCTACGCCCCGACAGTCGTCCCCGACCGGCTCGCCAACGGCCTTCCGACCGGCGGCTACGGAGAGACGGAGGGCGTTAAGCTCGGCGAGACCCACGACGAGAAGTTCTGGTCCGACCGGCTCGCCAAGCGCCTGGCCGAGGACTACGACGCAGGAATTGGCAGGTGCATCCGCGTCGATCTGCCCGACAGCGCGCGCGCGGCCGCGATCTCCGTGGCCTACAATGCCGGCGTCGGCGCGCTGTGCGGCTCGGCGATCGTCAAGAAGTGGAACGCCGGTGACGTGCGCGGGGGCTGCGAGGCCATCCGCGGCTGGCGCGTCGGATCCCATCCCCGCGGCCCGAATGGCCCGCTGGTGATCCAGCGAGGGCTACAGAACCGCCGGAACGACGAGGCGAGGATTTGCCTGTCAGGGCTCGATAAGCCCACCGCAAGCCCGCCCGTCGCCGCTGAATTGCCTAAGCCAGCTGCCGCGCCTGCCGCCCCTGCCGCGTGCCCGTCGGTGCCTGCTCCCGCGCCGCGGCCGAGCTTCTGGGCGCGGCTGCGCGCCATGGTCTTCAAGTCGTGATCTGGCTCGCTGCAGGCTGGAATTTCATCGTCGGCTGGGCCGGCATCGATTTCGTCGTGGGCGCGATCGCGGTGGCGGTCGCGGTTTTCGTTCCATTTCTTCGCCGCTACGCAATTTACACGGCGATCGTCGCTTTCACCTGCATGGGATTGATCGCCTATGGCTACAACGAAGGTCTCAAGGAAACCAAGCGCCAATGGGACGCTGCGCTCGCGCGCGAAACTGCCGCCGGCAGCAAGGCCCGTTCTGACGCTGTTGCTGCTATCGGCCCTGTGCCTTCCGACCGCGGGATGTTTCGAGGCGACCCGGACAACCGTGACGGCGGGAAGCAAGCCGGCGAGCCTCGCGGCGCGCTGCGCGGGTTGGACCCGTATCACCTATTCCGGCGATAGGGACACGCTGGAGACGATCGAGCAGGTCCGGATCCACAATCAGACCGGGCGCAACAAGCGGTGCTGGAGATGAGCGACGAGATGCAGCGTGCGATGGGCCGGGTTGAGGCCAAGATCGACCTCCTGCTCGGGCGCAGCGATGCGCACGATCAGCGCATCAGTGCCGTCGAGAAGAAGGTTTGGTGGTCGTCCGGCGCAGCCGCGATCGTCACCTTCATCGCGACCACGCTGCTCGGGAAGGGTGGTCACGCATGACGTTCCCGCTCTGGTTCGTCTGCTGGGTGCTGGCCTTCCTGATCGTCATCGCGGGACTCTCCATTGCGGCCGCCATCCAAGAGTGGCGGCTGTGGCGCCGGGAAAATCGCTAACCGGGCAGGGGTAGCACCGAGGAAGCCAATTCCGCTTCTTCAGGGGCTTTCCGCATGTCGATGCAGGGCTACTACGAACAGACCACGTTCTCGAACCTCTCGGCCACGCCCAGCGCGTTCAAGCTTCTTGGCGGCACCTACGGCATGCTCGTCACCGCCACTTGGGGCGGCGGCTCAGTGGACCTCAAGAAGCTCTCGGCCGACGGCTCCACCTACGTCTCAGTGCTGAGTTCGACGTTCACCGCGAATGCCTATCAGACCGTCAACGTCCCGCCAGGCACCTATCAGCTCACGGTTACCACAGCGACGGCTGTCTACGCCGACATCACTTCCGTTATCGCCGCGGCGGGCCCGTAGCCGTGTCTCGGAAAGCTAGAAAGCAGGCCATCCCCGCTGTCCTTGGGACAGTGAATGTGTGGCTGTCCGCGTTACCAGCCGGCTACGGCTATCGATATTGGGTCGATGGCAACGGCGAAAATCAACTCATCCTCTATCAGGACGCGAGCGGGAATTACTACGCCCTCTACGCACCACTTTCTTAAGGAGCATCATCAATGACTGTGATCAACGTCCCCGGCGTTGCGACCGCCCTTCCAACGTTGCAGAGCGTTCTCATCACTGCGAGCCAGACTTGGACCGTGCCAAGCACGCTTGTTGGGGGGAGAGTGTGGATTGACGGAGCTGCGCCAGGCGGCGGTGGCGAGGCGGGCCAGGCATCGGGGAGCACCGCTGGCGGTGGTGGTGGTACGGCTGGAATGCAAGCGGTTGAGTTTCCGCTTGATATCTCGCCCAACCAAGTCTTGACCATCACCATGGGGTCGCAAGGTACGGGAGGTGTTGTCGGCGGTGCAGCGGCGACAAACGGTGGCAACATCACGATCACTGGTGCCAATACGCCTTTCCCGACGTTGTTCGGTGGATCTAAGGGTAGCGTTGGTGCCGCGGGCGTGGGCGGCACTGGAGGCTCCGGTCGAGGAAACACCGGCGCGGGCGCAGGCGGCGCTGCGGGCGCGAAGGGTGCGGATGTCACCCTTTGGGGTAAGATCCTTTCGGCGCCCGGAGCCGGCGGAGGGGCGAACACGAGCGGAACAGCTGGCATCGGCGGAACGGTCCCAAACTGGACCGCGGCGAGTGGCGGAGGCACGTCAGGCGGTGGCGGTGGCGGTAGCGGCTTCTGGGGCCAAGGTCAGAACGGAAGCGCCAACGGCGTTAATGCCAATTCGAACCCCACATGGGTGGGGTACGGCGGTGGCGGCGCAGGCGGCGGCGCAAATGGCAACGGCGGCCCTGGTGGACCGGGGTTCATTAGGATTTCCGGATACTGGTGATCCCCATGCAAGGAATGGGCTTCGGCGCGGTCCCGACGCGCACGCTATCAGTAAAGGCAAATCTGTCGGCCGGGCGCATCACCATCCCGGCCGATTTCGTCGGGCTCAGCATCAACCCCATGGCGATGCTGAACGGCCTGCTGACGGGCTCGTCCACCTCGCTCATCAACTTGATCAAGACGCTGGGATCGAATGGCATCATCCGCATCGGCGGCGCCGATCAGGACGTTTCCTCGATCACCAACGCGATGTCGCAGAGCATCGCGAATGATCTCGGCGCCTTTGTCACGGCGCTGGGGACGGGATGGACATGCATCTATGGACTGAACGCCCACGCGAACGACTCCGCCAAAGCCGCCACCCAAGCGGGATATGTCGCAAGTGCTCTCGGCGCAGACAAGGTCGTTTTCCAGTTCGGCAACGAGCCGATCGACGGCGGCTCTCCGCTGTTTACGGTCGCGACCTATCAGACCATGTGGAACAACTACTATTCCGCGGTGGTCGCGGCTGTTCCGACCGCAAAGTTTGCCGGGCCTGACACAGGTATCATCACGAGCATCCCTTCGATCGTGGCCGGTCTCACGCCCGGAAAGTCTGGCCTCTCTGCCATCACCTCGCACTGGTATGTGCCGACCTCGACGGCTGTAACCGCGCAGGACATGATCAGCGCCGTACAGGGCGGGCTTTGGAGCGCCCCAGGCTCGTTTGGATTTTTCAAGAACAACGAGTGGGCCGCGCCCATTCCGTTGCGGCTGACTGAAAGCAACAACTTCTCCAGCGGAGGCCGTGACGGCGTTAGCAACCGGCTATGCGCGGCAACTTGGTATTTGAATGAGGCGATCACGTTCGCAAAGGGCGGTTTTTCCGGCATCAACACGCACAACAATCTGTGGTGGGACGGGTCTGGCGGCGGTCCAAGCGGCGCTGTCGTCGGCTCAACTATCCCCAATCGCTACGGCGCGGTGCTTCTGCAATCGGATCTGACGAGCTTTGCGCCTGGACCGATCTTCTATGGCCTTTATCTATTCTCTCGCATTCAAGGCCAGCAGATCATCGACTGTAACGCGATCCAGAACGGCAACACGATTTCGATAGCCACGATCGGGCCGAACGGGAATGCCAACATCTTGGTCGTCAACAACGACGTGACCAACTCTGTGGCCGTGACGCCGGATCAGTCCTCGGCGTGGTCAACGGCAAATGTGCTGCTGCTCTCCGGGACAGATGCCTACGATGCTGCTCCGACGCTCGGTGGTGCTGCGATTGGAAATGGCGGTTCGTGGAGCGGTGCGCCAGTTTCGATCAACAGCGGCGCGACTGTGACGATCCCGCCCTGTGGCGCAGCCCTGATCTCGATCCAGCCTTAAGGAGAATCAAATGCTGAAAGAAGCAGTTCCGATCGTTGCTACTGCTGGTGGCGTGGGTGGTGGAAGTGGCCGAGCGAGCATGACAGCACCAATCGATCCAGAAAGGCGGCTGGCGGCTGAAATTCGCGATCTCTTGAGCAAACTAGCCTCAAAGATGGATGAGGCTCGTAAGCTCGATATGCGCGTCACCTTCAATGTCGGCATCGGCTCGGATGGCGTTTATGTGTCCGAAGCCGATATTGTGAAAGTCATTGATTAGTGCATTTTCGTCCACTCCCTTCAAGGGACCGGATCGGTAGTGGCTCAGGGTCACCGAGTATGTGGGTAGAGGGCGGCGTCCAAGGCGTCCAGCGCGTCGGTGAAGCTGTCGCGCGGCGCCACGGTATGGCGCATTTCTTCGTAGCATAGTCTAGCTGCCACGATCAGCTTGCCGACTTTCTCGTAATCGAGAACCGACGCTTGACCGCTATGGTTCTCCCACCAGTCCGGCGGGATCTCGTCCATCAGATCCGTCATGGCACTTTCCCTCCTTGCCCATGTGTGCGGTTAGCTAGCTCAAGCAGCACGTCGGCGTGACACGGCTGATCCAGCCTGCACCAGCACGCCAGGTTCTTGCCCCGCAATTTGTCCAGCGTAGAGGCCAGCGCGAGCTTCCCAAGCGGGTGCGACAAACCCCACTCCCAATCTGCCCTGAACTTTCGGACGCACTCAGCGGCGTCGCCGTCAACGCCTACGCGGTATTTGTTGCCGTGGTGGCTCGGACGGCCGACATAGATCGTGTCCGCCGGCATCGTCCAGC